ACGCCCGTCCAGACCCTCGCGTGGACAAAGGCGGGGCTACGATTCCTCAGCCGCCTGCTGGCTGAGCCTTCGGCCGGTTGAAGCGTTGAGTTGTTTAGCCGCTGAACGAATCAATAATTCAACGGCTAAACACTTCAACAGATTGGAGGTGTGGTGTTCACGCTCGACCCTGCGCCCGGAGGGGATCGGAGGCGGATTGCCGCATCAGGCGGTCGTGGATGGCTCTCAGGTAGCGCGTGTTTTCGGCCGTCTCCGCCGTGTGGCGATCGATGCCAGAGAGGTGAAAGAGTACCGTCGTCATTTGCGCGGCCGTCTCCTTCTGCACCATACGCATGGCGTTGAGTTGCCCGCCTATCAGCGACGCCGTCTGCTCCGTGACGCCCTTCACGGCGCCCGTGAGGGTCTTGTTGTCGTCTGGGGCGACCTTGAAGAGCTTCTCGAATGTCTTTAGCTTCTCGGAGTAATTCTTTGCCACGCCCTCGAGCTGCGATTTGGTCGCCTCGATCATCTCATCCGTCGGCGTGCCTCCTTTGTCCATGAAGGAGGCCAGCCCATCCAGCACACCGCTGACTTGCTTCTCGAGGTAGCGCTTCTTGAGCATATTCTTGACCATGTTTTGCATCATGGTGTCCACCGTCTTCTCGAAGGCCTTAGCCGAGCTTTCTCCCTTCCCAAAGGCCTCCACAAGGGCGTCGCCCAGCTCATCGGCAAAACTCTTGGCGTCGGTCTGGAGCAGGTCTTCCTTCATGTTGTCGAGCACATCCTGAATCTCTCGATCCGCCTGCTTGTATTGCTCCTTGTACTCCTCGATCTTCTTGTCGTCGCGCTTCTTGCGGCTCTTCGACTCCTCCAGCTCCCACATCTTTTTGAGGTGCTGTTGCTGCTGCTTCAGGTTTTCGATGGCCTCCTTCTGCTTGGTGTAAGTATCCGTGCCGAGCGCCTTCGAGATGGCGTGTTGCAGGCCGTTGTAGGCGTTCTTCAGCTTGTCCACGGCTTCGTTGTGCCGCTTGATCTCCTGCTCGATCTTCTTATTCTTGCTACTAATGATCGAGCCGATGACGCTGACCACGGCTTGCACCACGGCCAGCGCGGCCTGAATGATGGTTAGGATGACACTTGCCTTTTCGGCCGTGGCAATAGCCGCCGCAACAGAGACAGCCATCACGGCCACCGTTTGCAGCGAGCTGATGGCCGTCTCGCCGACCTCTCCGAGGGCGTCTTTGAGGAAGGCGGCAGAGTCGACAGCGTCCTTTACAAACTGGAAACTCTTTTCGGTTGCCTTGCCCAGCTTCTTCCAGTTGCGTTTGATCTTTTCGGCCGATTCCGCCGAATCGTCGCCCGCAGAATTGAAGATCTCCCGGAGCGCCTCGCCCATCTGCTTGAAGGGGTTGTCCTTTGTCAGCACGTCGCGCGCCTCGTTGAGCTTTTCGCGGATCTTAGCCAGGTCGACGGGGTCGAAGATGCCGGATAGCTCCTTGAATCGGCTCTCGATCTGCTGGATCAGCACCTCGATTTGCGATGTGGCCATCTCGTCGAGGTTGCCGAACAGCTGCGCCCACATGTCCGAGCCGGTCAGCTCCTTGCTTGCCAGATCGGAGAGGGCTTTGGCGGCCAGCTTATCAAGCGAGGCGGCCAGCTCTTCATTGCCATGCTCCAGCGCGCGTCTGCGGCGCTCGTCATACTCATCGATGATGGCCTGTTTGCGTTGCTCGAAAGAGCCGTAATCCTTCAGCATGCGGGAATACTCATCGTCGCCGCCCGTCTTCTTGTCCTTTTCGTATTTCTCTGTGCGGATCTGTTTGGCACGGTCGATCTGCTCACGCTCGGCCTCGGTGGTGGCGGCCAGACGCCGGCGGTCGAGCAGGGCGATGTCGTCGCTGTACTTCAGGTCGAGGGCGATCTTTCGATCATAGTAGGAGATGTAGGATTGCAGTAGTGCCTCTTCCTGTCGGCGTGCCTCTTTCGTGGCATCATACTGTTTATCGTCGAGGAACTTCAGCTTTTCCTTGCCGGTCTCTGACTTGTCGTCTTTCAACTCATTGCGGCGCTCCTCGATTGTCTTCAGTACGTCGAGGATGGTGCGTGCGCGGTCAAGCTCACGCGTGACGTCCGTCTTGAACGCCTCCAGCGCCTCCCGCTCGGCCTTCTGGTTGTCTTTGTCTCCCTTTCCGCCGCCTCTGCCGCTGCCTCCACCCCGCCCGGATGGCGAGATCAGCCCTTGCAGGCGATTGAGTTCCTTTTGTGCGGCCGTCCATTCCTTCGAGCCGGGCACCATGTCTTTCAGTTTATCCTGAATGACGGATATAGACTTCTCGATGGCGCCCACGGTGCCGGCCTTGAACTGGTTGACGCCTTTGATACCGGCATTTTCCAAGGCTTTGAAAGACTTCAAGATCTCTGCTTGTTCATTAACAGCACTCTCAACAATAGACTTTCCCAGCCGCCTATTCTCTTCGATGAGGTCGTATTTGTCTTTATTCTTCTGCTTACCCCATATACCTCCACCCATTCCGCCGCCATAGAGCACGGGTACCTCGTCCGGCATATTCTTGATCTTATCTTCATTCTCGATCATCTTATTCGTGTCTGACTGGAGCTTGGCGCGGTAAGCCGAGGCGCGCGCTTTGGCCATCTCGGACGCCACGAAGGCCTCGGTGTTATTGATAAGCAGATTCTCGGCATCGCGCACCGAAGTAACGGATACGCCTAACTCTCGGAAGGCATCGCGGTTATCCTCGATAAAGCGCTTTTTGGCCTCCATGTCATTACCGAGGGCAATATAAGCCTGCCGGAGCGAGGTGACGGACGCGATAGATTTAGAGGCGCCGTCGGCTACGGCTTTGGCCATCTCCTCCTGCGCCCGTCGTGCCTCTTTGGATTTCTCGATGAGATGGGCAAAGACGGCCACGAGCGCCGTAACACCTGCGATGACCCACCCCACGCCAGGAAGAGAGGCAATAGCGGCACCCACGGCTCGGAAAGAAGTGGCCAGTGTCCAGTTGGCCGCTGCACTCGCACCCGCCGTAGCCGCCTGCGTGGTATTAGCTGCCGAATCGGCCGCTTTTGCCGCCACATTCTCTGTCGTAGCGGCAGACTCAGCCTCATGGGCGGCCGTGTTTGCAGCCGTTGCCACGGCCTCCGCCCTCCTTACGGCGGTCGCCTTTTCGGTGATCTCCGCCCACCACTTCTTGAGCTTGTTCAGCGTGACGAGCTGGAATGCGCTGTCTTTGTTGAGCGTCTGCGCCACCTGCTGCGTACCGATGGCGATGGCCATAGCTGCCTGCACCTTGGCCATGACGCGTTGCAGCTGGTCATTCTCCCCCGCAAAGAGAGACATCGCGCCCGTGGCGGCTGACAGTGCACCGCCCAAGCCGGAGACGCCCGCGATGAGACCCTGAAAGCCCGCCTCGTCATTCGAGAGGATGCGGCCTTGCTGCGCCACGTCGCCCTGTATGTCTTGCAGGCGTCCCAGCTCATCAGCCAGCGCGCGGTACGCCGCCGACTGCTCATTGATGCCGCGATCAATGAGGCCGCCCATCTCTTCCTTCAACTCACGGATGCGAGAGCGCAGCGAATTATGCGCGGCGGCGTTTCTCTCCACCTGTTCTTGGTGCTGCTTCAGTTTGGATTCCGACTCGGCGAGCTTCTGAGCCTCTTTGCCCAGTTCTTCGATAAGCGCCTTGCGGGCTTTGACCTCTTCACGGATGGCCACCTGTCGTTCCGTGAGCTGTCCGCCGCCTCCGAGGCTCTTTGAGGCAAAGACGTTGGTGCGTCCGATGGCCTCGTATTCCTTTTTGAGTTCCCCGATGTGATGCAGGTGCTGATCGATCGTGTTATCGACCTTGTTGAACCGCTGCTTGATCTCCGCCGCCATCTGCGAGAAGCTGGCATCCATCGCCGCACCGCCCTTGACGGTGGCGTCCGAGAGGCCGTTGATGCGCCGAATGGTTTCTTCTATCGCTCCGAGGAGCTTCCTGTTGTCGAGCGACGCCTCGAAGTGCATCGCTCCGTCTGTAGTTTCTGCCATGAGCTTTCTTTGGTTTGTTCGTTGATTTGAGGGGGGGGCATTACCCCATTGCATTGATTCGGCGGATCACCTCGTCCACGTTATCGCCCGTGAGAGTGATGTCCCCATCCGGGTCGCCCGGGCGGCTGTCGCTATAATCATAGTCGGGCTGATCGATCATCATGCGCTGCACCATAGGCCACGCAATGCCCTCGTGTAGATAGTGCCATGTCCAGCCGAAATGCGCGCAGATGGCGCCCCGTCGGCCGTGCGGGCTTTTCAGTCCGCGCTGTCTGCCTCTATCCGAGTCGGCACGGTCGTCCGGGCGGCGGACATCAATCGAATAGAGTGAATAAAATCCCCCAAGTTGCACATGGCGTTGATCGTCATGGTCAGCCGGAAGAGTTCGGAGGGTTTGATGGTGTGGAAAAAGAGGTTGGTCAGATCGTCCAGCGCGCGCCGGTCTTCCTCATAGTGCTCCGCGCCACCCTTGCCAGGCGTGGGCTTCAGGATGTTTGAACCGAGCACAGCCAGCGCCACAATGCGTGCCATACGCCGGGCATGCCGGGCCGCCATCGTGCGTGCCTCTTCGATGGCCTCTGTACCCTTCAGGCGCTCTTCATCGATAGCCAGCTCGATCCATTCGGCCGAGAGGCGGTCGAGGGTGCCCAGCGTGGGCTCCGATATGCGATATTTCTGCCGCGCCTTTACCGTACGCCGCCGGGGGGGCAGCAGCAAGCCCCAAAGGCCTCGCCGGGGGATGAGCTCCGTGTGGTATCCCTCCACTTCAAACTCCCAGCCGCGGTTAATGAGCGCGTTCAATTCCGAGCGCTCCTGTTCCAGTTTCTCTACGATCTTTTCATCCATGATGCGTTTCTATTTCATAGCGGGTAAACAAAAAGCCCCCAGTGGAGGCGCCTACATCGACGCGCTCACCGAGGGCTTTCACACTAAACATGACACGAAAAAAAGCAGTCGCTTTGTTTCTCCCTGTCTCTTCTTTCTTAGTCCTTCTTCTTGGCCCGGATTGCTCCGCCGGTATCGACGGCAAGCGGCGTGACGGTAAAGTCAACGAGGAAGATACCCTTCGAAGACATGTCCGAATTGATCACCGCCTCGACGGACGCATTCGGGATTTGGAAGATCATTCCCTGCTCAGGGATGATCTCGAGCGCCACGTTTGCCGTCAGCTCGTTGCCGTTAAACTCCCACGTGCCGGAGTTCACCGTACCGCCGACGTATTTGGCCAGCATATCCGGATCGACGTCGCACAGTTGGAAGGTGCTTTTCGGGATCTTCTTCGTGCGCTTGCTGTACACCGGAGCTGCGTGCCCTTCCTCGAAGTGCTCCGTCACCTCCGAGGCCTCCTGATTGATCTTACAGGAGTCTTTGTAGACCTTGCCGATTTTGGTCATGCCCGTAGGCATTACGCCATTGGAGGCAGCCGCCCCCACTTTGATCTCGGCCAGTCCGACAGTGATTAAACCCATAGCTTTTCGTTTTTGCGTTGATTGATAGTTTCTTCTTTTTGGTGGTGCGTCAGCCTTGGATGTTCCAGCTGACTCTGACGTTCGTGAAATGCTGCCTGACCCCATCGGCCGGCAGCACGGTCTGCGCCTCTACGATGATGGCCAGCCCCGTGACGTGCGCCTCGCGCAGCGCTTGGACGGCTATATCGGTGAGCATCTTCAGACGCACCCGGTCGGCCACGAACTGCTCTTTGGCCCCGATGCGTACGGCCTTATCGGAGACGTAGACGTTCACGTTCGATACGCCTTGCTGCGGGTGATACTCCTGCGTCAGCGTGATGGTGTTGATCACCACGTCTTCGGCCATCGAGTCGGCTGGACGGTCATCACCTACGTAGATGCCACCGCTCAGCGCCGCTTTCAAGGGCGAGCGCGAAAGAATACCGTACAACAGAGAGTCCGTGTCAAACGATGTCTTCAGATCCATAGCCGTGCGTGCAATTGTCCTGCGTCAAACTTCAAGACCTCACCCCGGATACGCACCTCGGAGCCGGCGGCATCATTGGCTATAACCACGTGCGTGCCATCGGCTACCCGCTGCGTGCCGCGCGGCAACTGAATGAGCGACGTAAAGCGGCGAAAGACACCGCCCGCCGTCTCTATCTCTTGCCCGCGTCCGTCGGTCTCTTCGCGGCAGCGCCCATGCAGGCGGAGGGCATTCGGGGTCACGACCCAGTCGCCGTTCTCATCCTGCCGAGATTCGCCGCTTTCGGTGACGAACAAGTAGTGAGGGTATTGTTTGACGCGAGTCATCTTTTCATGTGGGAGACACTTACCAGAGGTTTGAACGATCGCGCACCCGCGGACGAGTCGAAAGCACGTCGGGCGCTCCCAGCTCGTTGCACAGGGCGCGATAGAACAGTTTCACAGCTTCCATATTCCACGATATGGAATACCCGCCCTCGGTTACATTCATCATCGTGGCCTGCAATACAACCGACATGCGATTATATACGGCGCGGTCACAGGCTGAGACGTCGACCGGCGAATCCGCTTCGATTCCACCCTTGATCAGGATCAGCTCAATGTCATCGTCCGTCAGTCCCAAGTTGCTCAGCGACCGGGTCAGGTATTCCTTATTCGTCATCACTTTCCGCGGCTCGGTTAGTTCTTATTCCACGCCGTGGCGTTCGTCTGCATCAGCAGCGAGCGGCGCGCTAGATTCCACGCAGGGAAAGCGTTTGCAATGCCCTCCGTTACCTCCCTTACGGGCGATTCTTCGGAGTACTTCTTAATCAGCGTATGCCCGTGCATGGCTTTCATTGCTACGCTGCCAGGCATGTCCTTCGCGTCGATCGGGCGCTTCCAGAACGTATTGCCCAGCACTTTCGATTCGGAGAACAGGATCACATCATCCTCGAACGGGTTACCCGTTGTGCGCGTTCCGTCCGCCCGTTCGATCGTAATATCCTGATCGATTACCACGATTTGCAAGCCCTTGTATTTCTCCTTCTGCTTCGACAGGAAGGCATTCACCGTAGCCGCGTCGGGCGCGTCTTTGATGTCCGTCAGGCTCTGCACAAGCGTCGAGGTGCGTTTGATCGTCTCCTCCTGTGTGGCCAGCTTCGTAAATGTGTCCACATTCATAAAGGCGTACTTATACGTTACGCCCATCTTCTTGCCGATGTCCAAAGCCTTCGGGAAGTCATTCGTGAACGGAACGCCGTTAGAGCCTCCCGAATACGATGTAGACACACCGATCTTTTGCGCCGTCGGAATCTGATAGTCCGCATCAAATTCCGAAACGACGGCAGCGTTATTCATGCTGTTCAGGCTTACCTTGCCCAGCGAGATTTCACGTAGAGCCGTCCACTCCAAGCGGGCGGCAATACCCTCCCAGCAGAACTTCGTATCCTCCGCCCAGAACTCGACGATCGCCGTCAGATCCGAACTGTTTCCAGCCATCGCCAACAGCAAGTCATACTCCGTCAGCTCGTCTTCCAATTTTTCACGTGCTACGCCGATTTTCGGAATGTTCCCCTGCAAGCGTTCGATAGCTTCGCGCGTCTTTTTCGGGATCGTCGCCCCACGGGCTACAATGTCGGCAGCAATCTTCAGTCCAGCCTGCGCCTCGAGCATCTTCCAGGTTAGGAGATTCGTCTCCTTCAGCGGAAAGAGGGTCGGGTAGTAGTAAGGTTTCAGGTCGTACGTCTGGATCACGGCTTGCATGTCCTTCTCGTTCAGACCTTCCATGAGTGTCTTTTGCATCTTAGTTTCCTTCTTGCTTTAAGCGTTATACATACGTTACGCACCGCAGCGCGTCTTTGATCTTGTCATTCACCGCCGGGGCATTCTCTTCAAGCACCACGGCGTGCACCCAGATATTCTCAAACTTATTCTCCCCGTTTTTAACATCGGCGTTATCCCCGGCAATACACATGGGGACGACCTTCAGCGTCTTATTTGCGCCGGTGGACTCAAAGGCGCACGTGCCAGCCTTCACCTCCACGCCCAGCGTAGCACTGAGAGTTATCACGTCCTTTTCCTCTCTCGAGCGATCGATGCTCACAATCGTCTGACCGTTGGCGCCATCCGTAGCAAAGCGGTCACCCACGTTGAAGTGGCTCCCTTTGTTTACGTCGTACGTCGTAGACGTGGCGTTGGCCGTATTCAGTACACGTGCCGTCTTACATACTACGTACATCCCATTCGTGCCGCGCCCTAACGGGGTGCCCTCGAGCAGAGCGTTGCCTCCCAGCCCAGACACGGATACCGTGCCGCCACCCGGGATGTCGGCCACGCGGTGCAGGATACACTTCACCACGCGGCGGTCTTTCATTCCTGTTATTTCCATTTTCGCTTTTTCTGTTTTTCGTTTGCCTACAATTCTTTACCTCCGAGCGACGCGTCGCTGCCCTTCGTTTGCGTATTGATGTAGCGAGCTACGCTGGCCGTCACCCCGGATTCATCCTTCTGCGAGAACATCGGCCGACCCATTCCTGCCAGTTTGGCGTCTGCCATGCGTTTGTTGGCGTCTGCCACATCCGTCTCCGTGTCCGTCAAGTATTCATTGAAAGCCTCCTCCGTGTCGAACGTCATGCGGCCGAAATCCTTCAGCGCTTTGGCGCGAAAGCTCTCATCCTTGCATACGTTTAATCGATCGGTGAGCGCCTGAAGCCTCGACTGATTCACGTTCCCACGCTCGTACCGTTCCAGCTGCTCCTTGAGCGGCTTCACGGCGTTGGCGACAGCGTTAGCAACGACCGCTTGGAGGTCCGTCTCAGCGTTTGGTCTCTTACCTTCCTTCGATGAGGGCTCGGCCTTTGGCTTCGCCTCATCAGCGTAGGGCTCGGACTGCTTTTCCACAAAGTCGAATTTGCGCCGGAGATTTTCTTCAAACGTGCGTGTGCCGTCGGATACTTCCTTATCCACATCCGAGCGAAAGTCTCGTACAAAAGCGTCCACCCCGTCCCGGGTCAGGCGCTCCACCGCGGCCTTCGCCTCATCCTCGGTCTCCGTCTGTAACGCCATCAAGCGCGCCAGCATATTCAGACCGTCCTTCCGCACGCCTGGGAACTTTGCAGCCAGTAGTGCAAGAATCATCTTCATCTTATCCATGTCAATCTGTTGGTTGTTTTGTTTCGCCGGCAAAAGTAGATGGGGGTGTTCGTCACGACCTGCAATCAGACGCAAAAAGAGATGAGGCATAACATGCCGTCATAGGCTTTTCGAAATGAAAGAATGCATGTTACCTTTGCTATAAGATTAGAGCGACAAATAGAGATAGAGAAATGGAGCCACTAAGTTTCAATCAGAAAAGAGCACTCAATGCCGTTCTATACGTAGCATCGAGGCTCACCGATCGAGGATACCATAAGATCTTCAAGGTGCTTTATTTCGCCGACCGAGATCATTTGGCCGACTGGGGGCGCACAATCACGGGCGACAGGTACGTTGCTATGGAGTTTGGACCCGTGCCGTCGGCGCTGTATGATCTATTCAAAGTGAAGGAAAAAGCCGCCGGGAATGGAGTTTTTGCGGATCTCTTTTTGGCGCAGAGCGACAAGAGGATCACACCGCTCGTAGACGCCGATCGGCGTGTGCTTTCAAGAAGCGATATAAAGGCGCTCGATAAAGCCCTGAATGAATACGGCGGAAAAGACTTTAATACGATCACGACTCTTTCTCACGGATCGGCATGGGACAAGACGCCTCGAAACAGGCCGATGTCGTTCTTCGATATCATGAAGGAGCACGGCGAAACGGACGAATATGCCCAATACGCCGACGAGCAGGCACGCCTGCAAACCATTCCGCTGTGATCTATGGAGCTGCCGAGTGCGCTGAGTGAGACCCTAATCAAAAGAGGAGCCATCTTTCATTCCAATGCGGACAGATTCCGAAAGAAGATCGGCCACAGCAAATTCTTTGTCGTGATGGGCGTGTCACAGGGGCGTGTCGTGGGCTTCTTCTTTATCAATTCAAATATCAGCTACACAGTGGAGAACAAGCCAGCTCTATTCGCATTGCAATATGAGATCAAAGCGAGCGATTATCCATTCCTCCGTCATTCCTCATTCATAGGTTGTGCAAGCCTGCAGGAATGGGCTTATGACGATCTGCATGAAAGCATAAGGCGCAAGCAGACCACACTCGTAGGGGAGCTCCGCGACAGCCACCTCGAGGACATACTCGAACAGGTGCGACAGTCAGAGGTCTTCTCAGAGGAAGAGATCGAAAGGTATTTCGGGGAATAGATGTACTTACGGTATCGACGCAGGATGGTCGCAAAGGTGTCGAGGCTCGGGCAACAATGCCTGTTTGCATATAGCGGGGCTCGAGTCCCCGCCCTGCGTCCTGTTATCTTTGCCTGTACAAAATCAACAAGCAACAGGTATGTCAGATCGAATCAAACTCTCCAAGCGCGCCAAAACGGTATTCCGATTGATCGAAAGTGGGCACAGGAGCTGTCCGTCGCATGTCTTGCAGGCACATTTCAATGCAGGCGCAATGGAGCTTCAAAAGAAAGGTCTCGCCTTCTGCCATGAAGAAGAAGGTGGTGACGTTGAAGCAGTCATGCTAAGTGACGATGGAAAGCTCTATTTGTCTGAGAATCCTGCACTGCACAATCCGATCAATTGGACTCTTATTTGGACAATTGTCGGAGCGATTGCCGCGCTTATTGGCGCATTGACGGGTTTCGCAGCACTATTCATCGCCTGCTCCAAGTTGTAGTGCCGCCCGGCCATTCCGATAAGATGCGGGGTGAAAAAGAACCCGTTGGTTCGGCGCTTCAAAAGCTGCGGGGGCTGCCTCATTTGATCTATCTTTGTACCCGATATATCGGTGCTGATGGTCGCAAAGTGGTAGCGGGGTACCGGCCTTATGGCCGCTACATATTGCAGGGTCGTCGCCTGCCTGCACCGATAGCTCTACATAGGGAGCGCCCGTCACATGGTGCTCCCTATTTTATTTTCTTGTAATACGGCTCATCCATTTTGTTTTCGTCTACCACCCCCCACGACTTTGCAGCGTTGACAACCGATCCCTTGTGCTTAAAATTCGGATGTACGACAACCTTAACCACACGGCCCGGCTCATAGGGATGCGTGTAGACATAAACCAGCACTTGGCTGTTCGTATCTTCGTAGATGTGTAATGGCGTGTTGATCGCCTTCAGGATCTCATTATATCGATCCGGTGCAACCGTTGCGCCCTTACTCTCTTTCGGGTGATTGATGTACTTCAGTATCGTTTTATCGAGCACAACGATATCATGCGTTTCAAGCAACCTCCCTCGAGCGTGCATATCAGCTACTATTTCGCTATCCAACACGCCTATCCACATAACTTTCCCGATGTTTCGTTTCTTCTCCCGCACCTCATCGGCGAATTGTTGGAAGCTGCCTTCAAAGCGAGAGAGCTTCTTCGGGCCTTTGAGTTCCGGCGGCACCTCCACCGGCCGCGGTTTTGGGCGCCCGTATTCGCCAATGATGTAGGCCGGATTGTCCGTAATGAAGCGCGGGAGGGTGCGCCAACCACGGGCACGCGCTCGATTCCTCTCCACCCAGTCCGTGAACACCTGCGGCACCTCCTCCACCGCCCGCGGAGACCACGAGGCGCGCTCTTTGGCGTCTCCCTTGAAGATGCGACGATAGAGCTCTTTCCTGTCTGACGGGCGGGCAATGATGGGCAACATCTCGCAACGGCAATGGGGATGCCAGCCGCGGAATCGGAAAGCCTTGGGGTACACGCCTTGCAACTCGTCGCACATGTCGTGGAAGGGACACGGCTTACCGTTGCGCAGCGTCGTATGATTGTTGCTCAGGCGGATCTCCCAGCCCACAATGAGCGGGTTTGTCTGTGCCGACTGCCAGGCCGCCTCACACTGCGCCGCCTTCAGCTCCGTGCGCGCCATTCGGAGCGCGTTTTTGTAGGAAGAGCGATACACACCCTGCCCGGGGTGATAGTCCCGCGCCGCCTGACTCAGTTCCAGTTTGCCTGTCTCTTTGTTTCTCACCCGCCGGAACAGCTTATCCGGCTCGATGAGGAAGCGGCGCAGATCCTTTGCGATCTCCGTACCCCGTTTCCCCTCTTTGATGGCGTTTTGAAGGATCACTTCGATCTCCTTCTTGGCATTCCCTGCCAGATTCCACACGCGGCCGGAAAGATTCAGCCCATCGCGCTGCTTTTCGCGCACAAAAGCATCGGCCGACCGTATGCGGCTGCTCTGCGTGGCATCGATTCGGAGACGGTCACGCAGGTATTTGTTGCGTGTGGACGGATCCAGCTGCGACTCCACGCGTGCCTCGAGTACCTCCTGACTGAACGCCCACTCCCGTCGGATGCCGTTCAATAGAATCCCATTGAGGCGATCGGCCATCGTGCCCAGAATGCGTTCCACCTGACGGTTGGCCGTATGGTTATTCTTGAAAAAGAAGTCATCCTTCTTTTGCTCGATGGCACGGCGTACGGCAGGCAGGGAGAGCGATTGCAGATAGGCCGTATAGATCAGCTGCTCGATAGCGCGAAACAGCTGCTCACGGCGGCGCTCTTCTTCCTTTTTGCGGCGCTCTTCTTCCTTCATAGGATACGGTTATATAGGCAGCCGCCGGCGGTAAAGACGAAAAACGCCATACCCAGCGCCACACACGGAGGCGCCAATGCAGATCCAAAAGGCGGCCGTCCCAAAGCGATGAATGAAGGCCTCCCAGCGGGTGGGCTTTCGCTCGATCTCTCGCACAACCTCACGCACAACATCTCGATTGATAAAGACGCTGTCAGCCTTTGCCCACACGGTGTCATGGCGGACAATGGTCTCGACCTGCAATTCTCCGAGGCTGTCCAATAGAAAGGCCAGACGGGCGTTGCGTGTCGTTTCAATCGACAGGCGCTCCATCGCTACGCGCCCCTCTGCGTTACAGCGCAGCAAGGCACGAAGGAGCGACGTATCCGACGGTACGGGAATGGGTACAAGCCGCTGCACGAAGACTGAATCTACGTGCGACTGTCGCGTGGGCTGCGTGTACTTCAAGGGTAGGCAGGCCGTAAGCAACAAGGCGGTGACGAGTGTCAGGATATGTTTGAGCATCTTCTGCTTGCCGCCGTAATAGGTGATCGGTTGTTTCATTAGCGTTACATGTACATAAAGAAGAAAGGGCAGGCCAGACGACCCGCCCTTTGGGAATGCATGATGAGAGGTTAGGAGACGGCCGCGATCTGGTTCAGCTCCACCCAGTACGGATTACCGTTTTTGTGGTGGCTGATCTGCCGTTTGGCAAAGTCGACGGCCGTCACGGTGACCTTTTGGCCATTCATCAGCCGTGCTTCGGAATGGCGGGTGAAGGCCAGCGCGTCGAACGCCTCCGCGGTGAGGGGGAGCGGCCCCTGCTTCAAATCGGGCATTGGTTTGACCTCTGGGGCACCCGGCGCGGCT